CATCTGCTCACGGAAAGCGGCAGGCTGTGTCGTGAACTGCTCACGAAATTGGGCCTGCATGTTCTTGTCTTTCTTGAAAACCTCTTCAATCAAACGCTGATGAATGTTTTCACCCTCACGCTCAAAATCACGCTGGTTCACTCAAACACCACCATTTCAATGTACTTTGGTAGTGTTCGTTCAATCTCGGCTTGGTACAGTTGTACCTTACTGGCGAGGTCAATGTTCTGCGTTCCTTCGGGAATTAACACGCTACGGTCATCAGCCATCAACAATTCAATGGCCACCATCTTTGTGCAGATGTCCTCAATGGCCTTCTCCACATACCGCTCACCGTAGATGTAAGCCACTTTGATAGCGTTAAACTCAAAGAAGGGGTACGAGTTGTTGAAGTAAACAATGCCAAGTTCGTGGTCAATCCACCAGTCTCGCAAACGACCCACATCACCACTACCGCTACCGCCCTGCAAATCCACAAGGAATGATTGCTGAGTAATTGTGCCAGTGATTGCACTCAAACTACCAGTGACGGCTACACAACCCGTAAACGATGTAGCGGTTTTTCCTGTGTAGCGGAAAACATCACCACTGGCATCAATAGCAACACCAGCGTCCACAAACCCTGTGGTGGAGGCCACATTGATGGTCGTACTGTCAAGACTTGTGAATGTCGTAGTGTTCTTTTGCACTTGGTCAAGTTCAATGTCGCTTGAGGTGGTGACGATGCTACACACCTCGCCAGCCTTGACAGCACGCATAGAAGTGACCTTCACCACACCTGTACCGTAGTCTGCGTTGGCCGATGCCAAGAACTCGTTGTGGACAGCCACATTGGACGACGAACCTTCCAAAGTAAATGCTGGTGAAAATTCAACAGCCACTTTATCCACCCTGTCCTCTTTGTTGATGAGGTCAGCAAAATTTTGGGCAACGGTGGTGGCATCAAAGTCGTCACGCCACTGTCCTGTACCCGTACCTTGTGCGAGCGTTGCTACACTGCCGTTGCCGGGTGATAGGTAAATGGCGGCTGATGAAAGATTTGACACATCGTTGAACTTGATGCGAGCCTCAGCCCCGCAAATCTCACGATAATCGTCGCCTTGCCACAACTCAATGCGAAGCATTTGCTGAATGTTTCGGAACAAAAGCGGTGCTGTACCGACATAATCCGTGTAGTACCTGCGACGGTACGGCTTGTAAGTGTCAAAGTTGATGTATTCAGCCGACACCAAGTACGGTCGCCATGCGTTGCGAGTCATGTTGTCAATACGGTCTTGCATTTTGAGAATCACATGCTCTACCTTTGCTTTGGTCATGCCACGAACACGCCCGTTGGTGAACGAGGCTTTGTTCTGTACATACCCGTTGTCAGCCACTTGATAATCCGACGCCGTTAGCGTTGCTCCGCTGAAGGTGATTTTGACATGCCCCGACTTACCACCTGTGCCTTTACCAATGGCGGTAATGGTCAAGTCTTCTTCACCGAGCGGGTCAGCATCGCTGTACACACGGATTTTGTCGCCTTTGCTGAAACCCACTTGACGGTACTCGTTGCCTGTAATGTACACAGCATCAGTGTCAGCATCAGCACTCATGAGGATAGCGTCTTGTGGGCCGATGTCCAGCAGGTCAGCGACTCTTTGGGCGGTGGTGTACACGATAGCAGATGGGTCAAGAGGCCGGGTTTCCGGCTCACCGGGACTGAACACTACTGGCACTCATATTCCTCCCTCAAGCATTTCCGGCGGCTGGACCAGTTCGTGGCTCAGTCATTCTTCGTCGCAAATCGTCCAACTGCTTTTCTGCTTCCCTTTTACGGTATTCTTCTGCAACCATGTCTTGCCTAACATCACGGTACGGGAAGCCTTTTTGTTGCTTCAACACAGTCCAAGCATCACGAATAGCAACATCACGAGAAGTCATGATGCGACGGAGGTGTTCAGCCTCAGCATCAGGTTCAAACTCCTTTTTCTCTTCTTGCGGAAGGGTTTGGCGAAGGTTGCCCTGCTCGTCAAAAATGTCGGGTTCGCTCAGCGACTCTTCCAAGGTTTGACCCTCAAAGGGCATACGCTCGCCCATGAACTTGAGGCCATGTTCATCGGGGTTGGCTACGGCCTCACGCATGAGGGCGTCACGAGCCTGCGTAAACTGCTCACCACTGGCTTCTCCGCCAGCAGTGCGAAGGGCGGCTGATGCTGTTTTATTTGCCCATTGTTGCAAACGCATTTCTTGTCCGTCTTCGGTCAACACCTTTTGTCGGTGCGGTCGCATTGCTTTGATGAGTACCTTCATGTTCACAACCTCTTCTTTTCATCTCGGTGGCCCATGTTGTAGTCCATTGGTTTGTCGCAAGCCCCACAGGTAGCCCTCCACAGGAAGTGAAGGAACCCACAGTGCTTACAGCGTGTACCTGCACCGATGTTAAGGATGTCACCTATTTCTTGATTGCGGTTGCGTTGAGACTGTGTGACGCCCTCAAGGGGATGCTGTGGCTTAGCCACCACTTCACCGCCATACTGAAAGTCAGCCTTACGGCCTTGCTTACCAGCACGAACTACATCGCTCATGTCAATGCTTCGGACATCAAACCCCATGCTAACCCCTCAACATCATGCTTGTTGATAGGTCACCATGACGAAATAGTTGCCCAACACAGGGAACACCTCGGTGTCAATCACCGAACTGGTGCTACTTGAGTCGCTGATGGCTTGGATGTCTGCTTGAATTGCCGTTTGAAGCGTGCCGAGGTCACTGAACTCCTTTGGGGAGAACGGGCCAAACACTTTCACACCAATTTTGGTCAGCGATGCCACGAGGAATCACCTCAAGCACGACGACCAATAGCGATGAATGTTCCACCAATAGCGGTTTGAGTAGCCTGTACTTTGTTGATGGTAATCGTCGTACCGTCCACCGTAGCAAAGTTTCGGAAAGTGCTTGGGGTAGCGTCCGATGCGTCTGCCGCCCCACCAATCTCAAGGTTGAGTGGTGCCATTGCCGAAGTAGGAGTGATGTCAGCAAAGTTGATTTCCGAAAGGAAATCGCTCAGGTCAATCGTTGCGTCTGCCGCTTCGTATGTTCCAGTGACAACCATACGGTCGCCAAAGACTGATGTTCGTGGGTCAATTGTTACTGCCATGTTTTTTCACCTCATTCTGTGGGATTCAAATGCCCTTCTACAAGAGCGAGAGCGGCGGATTTCGTAAGATAACCGCTACCCTTGCTAACTCCGTTGTCGGTCAACCACTTAAGGATGTCCTTTCGTGACCAACCGCTGTCGGGGATGCCGTCATCGCCACCGTCAACGGTGACTCCTTCATCCCCTTCAATGGAGAAATGCTTGGCGGGTAGCGTGTGTCGCCACTCGTTTAACCACTCTTGCGTGACCTCCACGACCTCACCACGGAGCCAAGGGGTGGGAGTGTCCCGCCGCCTTCGCTCATAAAATGGGCCAGTGTAGGTCACCGTGGGCATTCAAATCAACCTCAGTTCAGCAGAACCACGGTCACCGTTCCTGCGCCAGCCGCCTCACCATGAAGGACGATTGATGGGTCAGTACCGCCAGTTTTTGCGGCAGGGGCCAATCCCGTGTTGGTGAAGGTAGCGGAAAGGGTCTTGTCAGCCACAGCGAAGGTGGTACCGAGGACACCGACAATTTTTGATGCACCTGCGGTGAGAACCAGCACTTGCTCAGCGGCGTCTGCCAAAGTAAACCCGATGGTCACCATTCGCATACTACCTGCCGCATTTCCGTCAGTGTTCTTTGCGGTGAAACCAGTGAGGGTACCGGGGTATGAACCACCAGCGTTGCCGTCCAACCAATCCGTTTCATCAACGGGGGTTCCGGTTCGCATGTCCAAGTCCAAAAGAACCGAGACAGTCCCAGTGGAGAAGTCACCGTCATCAAATGAGATGGTCAAGCCTTTTTGCGTCTTTGTTTCTGTTGCCATGTTTTTTCACTTCCTTTTGTAGTCGTTGAATCCACCCTCACTTGAGGTCACGGATTGAACCGTGTCCACCGAAGAAAGTCGTCCACAGTTCACCCATGGTACGGTACATTCCTTCTTGGCCGAGGCGGTTGATGGCGAATGGGTCGCCGGTTTCAATACCGCTCTCAAAGTATTGGGTAGGAATTGCAGTGCTGAAGTACAGGTAGTCCGTGTCAAGGAAGTACAAGCGGCTGATGGTGTCGGTCTGTACATCCTTGGATGGGATGATTGGGACACCGTTGTAAGTAGCCACAATGAAACCAGCCTCAATACCGGGAACGCCCTTCACACCGTTGTAGGTAGGCGTGACACGCTTCTCTTCCATGAATCGCTGTTGGCTTTGGAGGAGTTGTTGAAGTCGCATCAGCGTGTCGTAGCCCGTGAGCATGACCTTGGGGTTTCCACCACGAGTCCAAATCTTTTGGAACAGGTCGTCCAGTTGGTCAAGGGACAGGTTGCGGTCGGTACCACTGTTTTCGTTGTGTTCAGCCAGCGACCACGAGTTTGCACTGCGGTCAATGGAGTAGATGTCTTCGTTTGCAGTGGAGGAAGCACCGACAGTGACACGGTCAAGGGATTCAAAGTCGTTCCCGGCAACGGTGCCTTTGTCAGTGGTGAGCATCTTGTTCACATGCTCAGCGTGGTGCTTGCCCATTTCTTCCTTGAGGATTGCACGAATGTCGCCCAATCCATCGTCCTTGTCGGACAGGAACATTGCGGTTTCGCTCATGTCAAAGGTGTGAACCACAGTCTTTGGCTTGGCGGCAATGTGCTGGAAGGTGGGCTTGGTGGTGTCGGGGAGAGTAGCGTTCTCAGCCACACCGCCGCCAACCGTGAAGGAAGGACGCTCGGTGATGACTCGCCAGCCACTTCGTTCCCAAGGTCGCTTTGGAAGGATGGAGAAGGCGTTGAACTCTTGGTTCAACTGGCTCCAAACCTTGCGTCCGTAGATGGCTTGGTAGGTACCAGCCGTCGTGGACAACATTGGTGCGTCAGCCTTCAGCAACTCGCTACCGGAGTAGGAGTAGCCCATAGCGTTGCCAGCACCGTAGTAGTAGCGTTCCATGTCTGTAATGTTTCGGATGTAGTCTCTTGCCATATTTTCACCTCAGTTCTGTTTTCACTCTCCACGCAGTGTGCGGTGTGCAAGGGCGTGAACTTCGTCCCACCCCATGTTTGCCAAATCTTGCGTTGAGGGAATGTCAATGGTGGAAGCCGACTTTTGGATGGTCGTACCTGCTCCTGCACCGATGTTGTCAATGCGCTCGGAAAGAGCCTCAATGGACTTCACGATTTCCGTAAGAGGAGCCCGTGCGTCAAAGGCGGCTTTCTCAGCCTCAGCCTTT